ACGCGGGTGAAGCCGGGCAGGTTGCGGATGTCAGCAACGGCGTCGGTGTGGCAGAACACGATGAACGCGGGCTGCACGGCACGGGTGCCGAAGTTGACGCCAGGGGCCAGACGCGAGGTCACGCGGCGAGCGCGGTTCGACTCGAGGGTACGAGCGGCCTTGCGCAGGGCGTTCAGGCTGATGGCGGTGTTGATGCCCGAGCGGCTGGAGCCGTTGGCATAGATCACGGTGGAGCCAGCCTTCAGCACGCCGTAGCGCACCATCTCCATCACCTCGGCCAGGGTCTCGCCGGTCAGCTTGACCATCTCGCCGGGGATGTCGTCTTCGTACAGCTGCTCGACTTTGGAGCTGTACTTGAACAGCACGCCGTACTGCTGCAGCTGCACCGACACGTCCTGGAACGAGATGGTGTTGCTGTTGGGGGTCACGCCCTCAGCCAGCACGAAGTTGCTGGCGGTGATGTCGGGGGTGCCGACGTAGCGGTTGGAACCCTCGATCGAGGTGCCCACGGTCGACGCGCCGAAAGGCAGCGTGCGGCGGAACACCAGGGTGTCGGTGGAGTTCTGGGGCATCTCGCGCTGGGTGCCGAAGTCGCCCAGAACGGTGATGGGTTGTGCATGCTCGAGCATGCCTTGGGCAGCGCGGATCAGGTTCCGCGATGCAACGGTGCCGTAATTTTGGATGGCCATTTCTTAGGGTCCTTAGAGGAGGTTGATCAATAGCCGCGCTGCGCTTTTTCTTTTTCGCGTTGCGCGGCCATGTGGTTCCACAGTTCTTCCGGTGACAGGTCGTCCAAAGATTTGGGCGGCGGTGTCTGGCCGGGTCGAGTTGTCGCGGCTGCAGCGAGACGCTGGCTGCGCTCTTGCTTGACCTCCGATGCAGGTCGGGTTCGGGCCCTCTCGTACAGGTCCAGCATCTTGATGGCGTCACGCGCCGCAGTGCTGTCTGCCAAGGCGCGCACATCGGGGGCTTGCACGGCGTACCAGGCAGCAAATTCCGGCGTGTTGACGGTTTGCTTCCAGTTCTCGTACTTGCCTTCGAGGCGTGCCTCTTCGAGCGCCCGAGTCATTTCGGCCTTGGTCTGCGCGACTTGCTGCTGCACGTAGCCAGCCACCTGTTCGGGTGTCAGGCCGCCTTGCTGCGGCGTCACGCTTCCCAGCTTAGAAGCGACGTACTCTTCCATCGCTCCGGCCCACTCGGGAAAGTCCTGCTTGAGCTGCTCCCACTTCTCGGGGTTCTTGGCAGCTGCAGCCATTTGTCCCTGCGAAGGCGCCTGCTCGGGTGCGACCGTCGTCGCAGCCTGTCGGGCCTGCTGAAACTCACGCTGCATCGCTGCCACGCGACCCTCGGCGGTCTTGACGTGGTGCAGCAGTTGGGCGTTGGCTTGCTCCAGCTGGGGGATCTTGGCCAGTGCGGCCTTCACCTCCGGGGGCAATCCGGCCAGCGGATCAACCGTCTCTTGGGCTGCGGTGCCTTCAGAACCGGCGGCCTGGGGCTCGCCCTCTTGCGGCGGAATTTCTTCCGGCGCACTGGCCTGTTGGAGCTCTGTCGCGGGCGTGTCGCCGGCGTCGAGCTTCTGGGCCTCTTCGTTCCAAAGATTCTGCAGCTGCTCCTGGGTCAGGTTGTCTTCCACTGTAACGCCTCCAAAAACAAAAGCCGCCTTTCGGCGGCCTTCTTGCCAAGGTCAACCGGGATCAATCGTCCGGGTCGACCGCCACACCTCGAGCTGCCGCGTTGGGCAGGTCAAGGAATTTCTTCAGCAGCCGGATTTCACCCCGCAGTGCTGCTGTTTCGTCCGGGGTCAGCTTCAGCGCGTCGTTCTTTTCTCTTGCGCGCGAGAGCTGGCCCTCAGCCCATTTCCTGAGCTGATGCCATGTTGCGGACTGGTAATCAATCATCGAAATGCAAAAGCCGCCCGGAGGCGGCTTTCAAAAATTGTGGGCGCGAGGCCCCTGCCAGAATTGTATGGGGTCGGCAAACCGGACGCAACCACTGTTTTCATTCAAGAAAGCGCAGCTTGTAAAGCGTCGATTGGAACAGGCCCACGGCCTCGTCCACCAGGTTGCTCAGCGCGCGCTGGTCCTTACCGGTGACCTCGTCCTGGTTGTCCTGAATCCAGGCCTTGATCTGCTCCAGGACGTCGGCGATCTCGCCCTCGTACTCGTTGTCCAGCAGCGGCACGTCCAGGAGCGCCTGGTACTCGCCCTGGCAGGCCTCGGCAAACCGATCGGCCAGCGGGATCACCGCCTCGTAGAACGCGCCCAGCGCCTCGTGCGCGGCAAAGCTGCCCGGCCCCGTGGCACGCAGATGGGCGCGGTGCGCCATCTCGCGCGCCAGGAACAGGTGCGCAACGTAAAGCCCGGCTTTCTTCATTTCATAGCCCCTTTGATCAAACCCTTGCCGGCCGTCTTGGCCGACTCCTTGAACGCCTGGTCGGTCGGCGCGCCCTTGGCGCCCGGCTTGCGCATGCGCTCGCCCGAGCCCTGGGCGATGCGCTGGCGCTTGGCGTGGATGTTGGCGTAGAGGCCTGGCTTCATGTGGTCACCACTTCGTTTTGTTGGCCCAGTACGCTGCCGACATCTTGCCTTTGGCAATGTTGTCGGCGTGGCGGGCCTTGAATGCTTTGTTGCGGGCCGTGCCCTCGGGCGAACCTTTGACACCCTGCTGACCAAAGCGAATCACCTTCTCCTTGCCGTCAGCGCACGCCTTGACGACGTGGCTCTT